CACATTATATTTCTCACAAATTAATTTAATGACGGCATCAGAAGGGGTTCGCCTTCCCATCTCATAACTTGAGACGTTCGAAAACGATATCCCAAGATCGTTTGCGAATTTTTGCTGGCTACCTATGTTTAAGGCTTTACGCAGCATTTTCAATCTTTCATGCAACATTTTCACCTCCTGTCTAATGATAGTTTACACCAGAATGAGCAAAATATCAATAGAAAAAATCGTACAAAGTACGAAAAAACATGTTGACAAAGTATGTACATGGTGCTATATTGAGAATGTACAAAGTACAAAGGAGGTGAGTACATGGTAGCAGAAAAAGATAAAGAAGATTGCAAGAAATTTGCAGATATTTTCATGTCACTGCCAGAAGACAGTAAGAACATGGTCATCATCTATCTTTCGGCACTTCGCGATAGAGAAGAAGCGGACAAAGCCCGGTTACAGAAAACATAAGGAGGGAACATGAAACTCTTAAAAAGATTTATTAACTGGTGGCTTTTCACACCGCGAAAAACGTTCAGTGAAAAACACCCAGACTTCCCAATGTACTTTTCAGTAGTGTGCCTATTGCTTGTAATGTGTCGCGAAGAAATGGAATGGTTAGCACATCATATGCTTCAAGCAATGCAATTATTGAAATGGTGGTAGGGATCAAAAAACGCAGATGATCTTTCCTTTTGTATCGAAAATACATTTTTCCAAAATCGGTTGGCTCATAGACGTAATGACCGAATAAAATTCGAGGTACACGATGTATCAGTTCGTACTGGCAGAGAAGAGATATAGATTTTTTACGATAAAAAATCGAACTCTTTAATATTGGCAGGGTTCGGACAATGAATTTTTGATAAAGGGAAAGTTCAAGGTGTGAATAATCTGGTATTTGCATAATTTAGTAGCTCCTTTCAAATGGAGTATAGCACACGAAAGGTGTAAAGACTATGGGAATCTTGAAAACATTACTTTCGTTACCACATCTGGCGGACGATCTGGAAAGTGAAGAGTATGCAAGTGCAAAGCTGTTCGGAAAAATCGCAGATCTGGAAAAGAAAATCGAAAAACTGGAAGCCGGAGAGCCGCGGCCGATCACCAAAGAAGAACTTGAAAAAGTCGCTGCGGCAGATGAACTTTACCGACGCATCCGGCATTGGAACGAGAAATATTGAACAGCAAAATGCAACTAGGAATATTGCAATTTGCTAAGTAACGTTATCATAACGTTACGCTAACAGAGGTGTATCGTCACAGTAACGCCACTAGAATAAGAATAAGAAAGAGAATAAGAAAAAGATATAAAACATATTGAGCATCGCAAGCGCTGCTCAGTACGCAAAATAGCTTTTCTTGACCACAGAAAGAAGGTGGAAGCATGAACGAAATGATTATCACGAATGCAGAGTTCGGGAGTATTCGAATCGAGATGCGAAACGGAGAACCGTGGTTTGTTGGCTCCAGTATCGCAAAGGTCTTGAAGTACCAGAACCAGCAGAAAGCCATTCGGGACCACGTAGACGCCGAGGACAAGCTGACCGAACAAATCGTTCTGGCAGGTCAGCGACGGGAAGTGACGCTGATTAACGAATCCGGGCTGTATAGCTTGATTCTCTCAAGCAAGATGGAAGAAGCAAAGAGATTCAAGCACTGGATAACGTCGGAGGTTCTCCCGGCGATCCGGAAAACCGGCGGGTATCAGCAGACAGCACCGCAGGGAAAGGAACTTCTGGCTCTGGCAGTCCTCGAAGCGCAGAAAACCATTGAGGAGCAGAATCGAGCCATTGAGCGGATGCGTCCGAAAGAGATTTTCGCGGACGCAGTGAGCGCAAGCAAAACGTCAATCTTGATCGGCGACCTTGCAAAGCTGATTAAGCAGAACGGGGTTGACATCGGCGAGAAGCGGCTCTTCCAGTGGATGCGGGAAAACGGTTATCTGATCCGGAAGGACGGAGCCAGCTACAATATGCCGACACAGAAGAGCATGGATCTCGAGGTTATGGAGATCAAAGAGTCGACGATCACCCAGCCGAATGGGAGCGTTCGGATCAGCCGCACCCCGAAAGTGACGGGGAAAGGACAGAAATATTTCATCAACAAAGTTATCACAGCGATGGAAGAGCGGGGCTAAGCACGACATTGAATCGCTAGGGAAAAGCGGAGCGGGGAAATACGCCGGATGGAAATGCAAAGGAATTGCGAGGGAAAGGCCGCTACCTGTGGGATTGGCTGGATGAAAAAGGAAACGTAATCGGTGGAAATTACAGAGCTAAGGAGAAACATGGAAAAAACGACATGGGAGCAGGCGGAAGAGTTCGCGGTTGAGGTGATACGGGAAGCCAGAAAGAAAGCAAAATTCTGGTTCGGCGCTTGGCTGGTAACTTTCGTGGCGCTGATAACGGTTGTGGCGGCCGTGTTGGTAATGTAGTAAGGAGGTTCCCCGGATGGAAGAAATTACGAAAGCAGAAGCAGAAAAAATGATTTTCATGTTTCTGGGCCGAGAGGTCCGGATCAAAGAAAAAGAAGAAAGTCGGATATCGTATCCGGCGCGGTATATGCGGAAATCTGAACTGCTGAAAATGCAGAATCCCCTGTTGGGGGAAACAGTGCTCGAACGCGCCGAGAAATACGCACCGGCGGGGGTTGTGAGGAAAATCAACCCGATGAAGAGAAACAGCCCGCTTGTGTTCGACACAGTGGAGCTGGAGAAATGGAGGGCGAAGCATTGAAGAAAAAAATTGTAGCAGCAGAAGTGATTCTATGGGTTACGGCACTCGTGGCCATCAGCAATATCAATTGGGGCGGGTTCTTCTGGTGCTTTTCGCTGATGATTCTCGGGTATCTTGCTTTTCTGGCGGTTGACGCGGAGGAGAAGAGAAAGAAAACAGAAGCCGAAAAGGCAAAAAAGAAGAAAGACAGAGTGTTCCAGACGTGGTTGAGAATGTAAAAAATGCCCTCCGGGAAACGAAGGGCATCTGTAAAAAGACAACATCATCATAGCACATAAAAGGAGAAAAGGCAATGGGAATGAAAAAGTATGAATACACAGGAATGGATGTAAGCACAACAAAGAGCGTCGATGACGGCGCAAGCTGCTATATCGAAGCAGTACGCCGGTATCTGGAATCTGAAAAATTCCCGCAGGTTGAGACAATCGCGGCGATTCTCGGATTGAAGAAAGTAGAAGAAAACAGAAAAGAAGGAGAAAAAGAAAATGAATGAATTAAAGATCGAAATTAGCCAGGAACCGGCTGTGATCCGGTGTAACTTTGAGGATGTGAAAGCTAAGTTGTCCGAAAAGATGGCGGAGTATCAGGGAGCGGTATTCACTGAGGAATCTAAGAGCGTGGCTAAGGCGGAACTGGCGTCTCTCCGGAAGACCAGAGAAGAAGTAGAGAAACGTCGGAAAGAAGTAAAGGCGCAGTGCCTGGTGCCTTACAACGACTTCGAGGAGAAGGCAAAAGAGCTTCTTGAAATCATCGACGAGCCGATCTGCCTGATCGATAGTCAGCTGAAAGATATGGAGGCAGAGCGCATCCGCAAGCGTCATGGGGATGTTGAGACGCTGTATGCAGAATGCGCCGGTGAATGGGCGGAGTACCTGCCACTCAAGGAGATCTATGTGAAAAAGTGGGACAACGCAACCACCAGCCTGAAACAGATCGAAAAAGAGCTTCTGGCGATGGCTGAAAAGGTTGCTTCTGAGATTGGGATTATCCGCAATACGCAGTCGGATGTTGTGGAAGATGCGTTGCAGGTCTATCAGAAGAGCCGTGACCTTGGTGCCGCCCTTACCCGGATTAATACATACGAGGATAACAAAAAGCGGGCATTGGAGGCGGAACGCATCCGCCGCGAGCAGGAAGAGGAGCAGCGCCGGCAGGCTGAGATTGAGAGAGCACGGGAGGAAGAGCGAAAAAAAATCGAAGAAATCGCCAGAGTAAGAGAAGAGGAACGGAAAAAGGCGGAAGAAGCGCTGAAAGCTGCTACAGTGGCGGCGCAAGAACCGGAAGTACCTTTTACACTCGATGATTCTGAGGACGGCGACGATCTGCCGTTTCCGCAGCCGCAGACGGTTACCATGTGGTACAAGGTTGTTGCTACACCGGAGGAGCTGGAACAGGTGGAAATGGCTTTTAACAGCATCGGAATCCATTTTGAGAGGAGACAGGCATAATGGGAGTTGTGGAGGTTGACAGAAGCAGAGACTACCCGATGATTTACCGCTCGATTGCTGGCGTGATCGCGGATGTCGGAGCGGTCGGGAAAGACAAGGTTAATAAGCAACAGGGCTTTAAATTCCGGAGCGTTGACGACGTTTACAACGCTTTGCATCCTGCTTTGGCAAAAAACAAGGTGGTGATCGTCCCGAATATTCTGGAACGAGATGTGAAAGAAATGCAAACAAAAAACGGTTCAATGATGCATTATGTGACCTGCAAAATCAAATTCACATTTTATGCGGAGGATGGTTCCTTTGTCGAATCGACCATTGTAGGAGAAGCGATGGACACAGGAGATAAGGCAACCAATAAGGCAATGGCAATTGCTTACAAATACGCTTGTTTCCAGGTGTTTTGCATTCCAACGGCGGATATGGTAGACGATCCAGATGCAGAATCTCCAGAAGCACGAAAAACAAATGAACAATCAACTGCGGATACAGGAAAATCATTAATTAATGAGGAAATGGTACGCAGAATCAACGCTGAATTAAGCCGTACCGGTGTGAGAAAA